TCCATGATGGCTTGGCGTGACCCACCATACGCACCTGCTTGAGCCAGACGAGCCTGTTCCGCATTCCTGCCGATGTCCGCTTGACGCCGAGCTTCCCGAGCCTGGATATCAATGACGTTTTGCTGGTACGGATTCATGTAGTCCCGTACCGACTTCACATCACCCAGCCCCGTGCTCATCGTCTCGGGGGAATACTCTTGCGGCGTCTGGTAGAAGTTTGCGAAGCGCCCAGGGGCGTAGTTGCCCAGGTTACCTGCACTCAGTCCGGCCAAAGCAGCAAGTTGAGACCCTGCACGGAACTCAGAGGGAAGCTGAAGATTGCTCAAACCTTGGAACGATTGTTCCTGAAGCGGTGACGGGCCCGCAAAGCGCTGACCCGTGAACGGCTGGTACGGCAGATCCGCAGCGGCTTCCCCCTTCGCCAACATCTTGTAGACATACGGCGAGAAGTTTGGGCTCAGCGTGGACTGAGATGCAGGGATCGTAGTTGTTCTTGCGGTGGTTGGTGTAACTCCTCCCGTGTACCCTTGGCCTTTCATCCAATCGATATCGCCTTGGCTTACGCCTGCGGCCAGCAGTTGGTCCGGGGCAACTTTGTTGGTGTTAAACCAGTTGATCTTTTGCTGAGCGTTGAACGAATCCCAGCCAGAAGGAAGATTTACACCTGCTTTTTCTGCCTGCTCTTGCGCGGTGTATTCAGGCTGAGAATAGCCTATATCCTCCATCGTATCGACGAGGTCCGACGACACCCCCGCTTTTTCTAGCTGGCTCTGCGACACCTTATTCTGGTTAAACCAGTCAATTTTTTGTTGACCAGTAAATTTGTCCCAACCAGCGGGTAGAGTCAGACCTGCTTTTGCGGCTTGTTGCTGCGGGGTCATTCCGGCGTAGCCTTGACCCTTCATCCAGTCGATGTCGCCCTGAGATACGCCAGCGTCAAGCAGTTGATCTTCGGTTACACCGTTTTGGTTAAACCAATCGATTTTTTGCTGGGCACCAAGGTTTTCCCAGCCAGTGGGCAGTGCGGGCATAGCCATCTTTTTTCCCTCTCCGACTCCAGGCAAGTCGCCATCAGACCAACCCTTAAAACTAGAAGAATCTCCGCCCTGCAACAGATGCATAAAATAGTCATCTGCCTCCTGGTAATCCATCGTCATGCGATTTGAATTCCAGTTCGGATAGCGTTCGCGGACTTGCCGTTCAATCTCTCCATAACGAGCATCTGACAGACCAAAACCCTCTTGCGTCGTAGGCGATGTCATGCGGCGCTCCTCTGCAACTTGTTCATGATTTCGTACATGCGCTGTGCGCCGCCTTGGTCATCAACCACACGCTTGGGTACATACGCTTCCCCGCTGGACACTTTCGCAGGGGTGGTTCCGTTGGGGCCATGAATCACTGCTGGGGTGAGATCTTTGCGTCCTGTGGGGTCCGGTGGACCTCCGATCATTCTCGCACCTGGGACCAGTTGCTGTATACCCCTTGGGCCACCTGCGCCGTCCACAGCCTTCTTGGTCATGACGAACCCGCCATCCTCCATCTGCACCTTGCCGCCGTTGGCGTAAGCCTGCATCAAGCCGCCGTTGGCTGCGTAGGTCACCAGCGGGCCGTACTTGCCTGGAACTGTACTGGGCGTAAGAGGCTTTGACGGACCTGCGTAGGCTTGCGTTGCGCCACCGCCGTAACTTTCGCCCTTCTGCCGGTCGAGGTATGACAAGAGCGCGAGGAGACCTGCCATGCCGCCCTTAGAAGACGCAAAACCAAGGGCGCTTTTTGCCCAATCCGGCAAATTCTTAGCCCACGGCTGATTTTGCCAAGCAGTTGAAGCATTTACCGGACTACCGCCGGGGCCTTGTGTAGATTCAGGCGTAGGATAGTTACGTCCTTCATTGCTGTAATCTGCTTGTGGTAGAAGCTCAGGTAAGTTTTCAAGATCAAGCGGGTCATCCCCACCAAAGTTACCTGAGCCATAGTTGTAGTTTTCCCAGTCATCAGAATTTTCCCCACCACTCATGGCGAATGAATTAGGATCAATATCATATTCCCCTGTAAAGGGGTTATAACGAGTTACCATATCAACCTCTCAAATCGTACATCAAGCCAAACGGCGATTCTGGTGTGCCGCGTGCCACGTTTGACTGCGCAGGCATACGCACATCGTTTCCTTGGCTTCCACCCATAGCGCCGAGGAGTGCGAACAACGCAGCCAGATCCATGCCGGGAGCAGGGGCAGGTTTGGGAGCAGGCCCAGGAGCGGGCGCAGGCCCAGGAGCGGGCGCAGGCGCAGGCCCAGGAGCGGGAGCCGCCACCGCAGGCGGCAAGCCTACAGTCAGATCTGGCTCCGTAATCGTCGTGCCGTCAAGCGGCTCATCAGGGCTGATCTTCGTCACTGTGCCAATGTCTCGGATGCTTCGTGGAGCCGTTACTGCGTCTGGCAGGATATCCCAGTCCGGGATGATGGTGCCTTCGCGCTTTCCTGTGACTTCAACCCGAGCAGGCTCACCCTCAGTTACGTTCACACGACGCTCCGTATCTACAAACGGCTGTAGCCACGGGTCAATGTTCAGATCGTCTCTACGGCCCGTGATCTCTAGCGTTTGATCGGTCGCGCCGCTTGGCTGATCTACAAACGGCTGCAACCACGGGTCAATGTTCAGATCATCTCTACGGCCCGTGATCTCTAGCGTTGCGGGCTGATTTTCTGAAACTTGGAAACTGCGGGTTTGTTCTGCGACAGGTTGTGTGGCAAATTTAGCCCAATCAGGGGTTGTATCAATTTCTTCTAGATAGAAACCTTCGGGGGTCATCCCTGCATCAAACGCCAATTCTTTAAGGGGATCAATTTGCGTTACGTCTCCGACATCTCGGATGCTTTTTGACGCCCCATACGGATCAAGCGCCCAGTCAGGTAGGTCCCCAGCGTCGGGCTCCATGTACCCTGGCCCACCGACATCAAAGAAGCCTTCTTGAATTTCTCCGGGCGTTTCGTATCCAGGGAAGTAACCCTTGCCAGATGTGCTACCAGCTTTACTAGCTCCCACTATCTCATTGAAAAGTCCTTGGAAGTTATCGTTCTTTACAGCTTCTCGTATGCGGTTTGCTTGTCCAACACCCTTGAGAATGTCAGTGATATCACTTGGTACTTGTGGAACACCAGGAATGTCAGATGCTGCGCCTAGTGCGCCAAGGATGTCTTTGTTCTCAATCGCTTTCTGAAGAGCGCTTGCGGTTTTAGCGTAGCCACCGGCAGTCTTTAACGACTTCACAAGTTCCGGGTCAACCCCAGGTATCACCCCAACACCCGGCAAAATTGACGCAGCGGCAGAAAGTATGTCGCCACTCTTGAGCGCTTGGATACCTTTGTGTGCGTTTACCGCAGCAGTAACAATAGGGCCGAAACCACCAAAACTTGCCGCAGTTAGCGCAAAGTTTGCAAGGGCGGTCCCAAAAGACTCAGGCGGTTCGGAAATCGTAGTGCGTAAAAAATTACCATCATTATCGTAACTGTCGTTTCGGTGGTAACCTTCGTACTCCCCGGTCAACGGCACACTAACCATATACCCAGATGGCACCGCTGTAAATTGGTCGTCGCTGCCTACATAGTCGCTTACCGGGCGGACCTCTACGTTCCCAAATTTTGCTACGTCACCCTGATACACAAGATTCGTGTCTTCAGAGCTTTGTGGCCCGCCATAGACCGGCTGAAACCCCGTCTTCAGGGCCTGATCTAGGAAAGATTTTGGATCGTAGGCCATATCACTGCGTCAAGTCGTAGAAGGTCAAAGACCCGATGGCCGCACCGGAAGAGCCCGACAGCACCCGGATGCCCAGCGTATAGATATCACTCGTCCCAGTCAAGGAGGAGCCCAACTGAAGATCCCAGTTGTACCCAGCAGTCTGGTTGATCGTCCCGCTGGACTGGTTAGTGGACTTCACGTACTGGATATCTACGATGGTGCCTACCGTCATGGCCGTGGCAGAAGTGTCCATCTCCACGTTGGCATCACTTGCAACTGCAGCCCAAGAGGCCCCAGTCAGCCCTGTGCTGTTCTTTGTCAGAATAACCTCAAAGTCATCTCCCGTCGAGGTCGGCATCACGTTAAATTTTACAGGCAGCACCACTGCGTTCAGCGCCGTGGAAGCCAGCCGGATGGAAACCAGAGGAAGAAAGGTTGTGCTGATTGAAGTTCTGGTCGTTGTCCTGCGGGCAACGTGCTCGATGGATGTCTGCTCGTAGCCACCTTCTGAAACCACCGAAGAGCAAATTTGCTTCAAGGACGAAGCGCTTGCGGTTGCTGCGGTGTTTGTAATCTCATACCTAATCGGCAGAATGGCCGTGGTCATGTACACAGAAGTGATGTCGTTTGCATTCTCAAACGTGTGGCAGACGATGTACTGACCGTCAATGATGAACCCGCATCGAACAGACCCGACACCAAGCCATTCAAAGTCCATCCACAAAATTTGTGCTTTGGTCAGGTCAAGGGTAAACCCGGAGTCTCCCGTGCCGTCAAGTTTGTCGCCGTTCCAGTTGTTTTGCGTCACGATCCGCGCATCACTGACAGATCCTGAGATGTAAGACCGCAGGACGAATGAAACAGTACTGTCGTTCTGTTGGATAAACACGCCGTTCTGGGTTCCAAAGTACCCCACCCGCTGGCGAAGCCCCGTCTTGGCGGTGTTCATCACGAACGTAGCCAAACACAACAAACCCTTACCCGGCTGGTACGGCATGCACCTGTAAGACTGCCTTACAACTTCAGAACCACTGGAGGTGGTGACATCCATCCGTACCGATGATTCGTTGGGCAGGTACGTTGTTGAGCCTCCAGTGGCGGTGCTGGTGTCAAACTGATTGTCAATAGCGTAGCGGTTCTGAGAGTCAAAAATCGTGTAAGGAGCGCTGGTTCTTAACCGACCAAAGGCATCGACGTTGGTCCCGCCGATGGAGACTGGAACGGTTGCAGATGTGCTCACAAGTTGCCCCAGGAGTTGGTCGATTTGGTTGAAGTACAGGCGCAGGATTGAGTTGAACTTGTCGAAGTACTTCTGGTCGTACTCCTGCGATGCTTGAGGTAGCGCCGGGGCTACAAACCGCTTGATGACGTTGTAGATCAGCGCCATGATTAACTCTTGCGGCCATCAGGCTTGAGATCAATTCTGGGTGAACCTAACTGCCATGTCACGCCCAGGTCTGTAGACGCAATTTTGATGGACATCTGCCGCCCGCGCACGCGGATGTTGACTTGGCCCGTGAACTCCTCCACCGGGACTGTTGCCGAGCGCACGATTGCGCCGTTGTCTGACCCGCCCAAGGATGCAGGGTTGTTGTACCCGGAGCCTGAGTTCTGCAAGGGCAGAAGCGTCAGCGTGGCGCTGGGGTTGTTCGCCGTAGACCCCCGGAACGTGATGTCAGGCAGAACCCGCCACACAAACGCAAAATTGTGCCCGTCGTCAATGTCAAATTCTGACGAGGTGATGTACGCCTCAAGCGGCACAGCGGTCCCTGTGGTGTTGTCGTCTACACCAGACTCATGGTACAGAAGCTGGTCACCGTAAGCCGCAATAGGTAAGTTGCTGATGATGCTCGCATCCATCCATGCGGTGCGGTCCATCGTGCCGTAGTACCAGATCTTTTCCAAGTAGTTGTAAACAACGTACCTGTCAGGAGACGCAGTATTGTTATCCGCAGAACAGTAGAACCACCAGACTTCTGTGAACTGTTCTACGGTAGAAGCAAAGACTTGCTCTCTCTGGTTCTGATTGAAATCACTAAAAATGTGTTTCCGCAAATCGCAGGGGAGTGTTTGCACCCGCCCGTCGTACACATAGAACTTATCTTCACCCATCCAGTACAGCACGCCTGACCCCGTGACCATCGCCCGGTCGCTCATCAACGTGACGTTATCGGCAAGGATCTGTGAGCCCCACACAATCGGGGGGCCGAGGTACTGAAGCGAATACAGAGCGATGTCTGTCCAGACCAAGATCTCCTGCCGAACCTGGGCTACGCCTGTGATTTCAGACCCGTGAGACAGCGTGAGGCTTCCTGCTTGGTTGGTCGCTGCGGGCGTCCAGTTGACCGCGCTTTCCTGATCTGACCACCGGATCAGCATCGGGTTCTGGGTAGCTGTACCGTAGTCATTGCACCCAAACGCCAGAACAAAACGCGAAGCATCAGACACAAGCATCAGCCGCTGCACCGTCGGTACGTCCGTCGCGCCGGTAAGTGAGGTCAGGTTTACACCACGGGTGGAAAGACCAGAAGAATTATCCCAGTAGTACAGCGGCCCGTCCGTGGGGCCGAAGATCAGGTCTTCACCAAAATTCTGCTGGTCCCACACGCGCAGGGACTCAAGTGATGTGCTCCCGATACCCCACGCGCCACCACCCCAAGGCCCCGCGCCCCACCCAGCCAAAGGTGTTTGAGTAGCTGGACCTACGTTGATTTGATAAGCGCCTACTACGGCTGCGCCGCCGTTACCTGAGTCTGACGCATTGGCTGTAGCGGTAGCAGTGAACGTGTACGTGTCAACCGTCAGTACAGTGATTTGGTATTCTTGGTTTAAGACGGTGGCTGTAATGTTCCCGCCTAAAGATACTGCACCGCTGAAAGTAACGAAGTCTCCAGTTATTGCCCCGTGCGCTATGTCAGTAGCCGTGATGGTCGCGCTGCCGTTTGTAGCAGCAAAAGTAATGGCCCCTGCGGCTGTGGTCTCTCTTATCGGCGTGATATCAAAGTACGCACTGCCGTACATGATGTAGAACTTGAGGTTCGTTCCGACACCCAGCAAAGACGACCACGGCCACAGCGAACGCGCTGTGCCTTCAAATGTGCTTACGTTTGATAGCTGATTCCAGCCGCCAATTTTCTCTGGTGTGCCGTATCTAAAACGTACTTTGTCACAGTCAAACCACCCGCCCTCAGTGGTATACCTAGTGTTCTCTTTATTGACACCGGGCTTTAGCTGTATCTTTTTGAGCATATTTACCCCAGCAAAGCAATTTCTGCGGCTCTACGTTTCACCAGACCGGGCAATACTTTGCCACCGCCGCGCACCCACAGGGATAACTGTTCCTTGGCACCGTCCCAGTCCTGCTCGTCAATCTTGCGCCGCAGGGTGCTGCCGCGATACCGGGCCACGCCAAGATTGTAAGCAAAGTCGGTCATCGCCCCAAGGGCTCTGGGGTAAGCAATCAAGCTCGGTGAAGCCTTCAGAACCCCTGCCAGATAGTTCGTTTGTAGCTCAGACAGCAACCACTCATCCGCGATCTCCTTGGTGATCTCGGGGTGCTCCATCGTCACTTTGGTGCCGTCAGGCTTGAAAACGGTTCCATAGCCAATCGTGGGGTAGCCCGCCGGGCAGATGTACGGCTTCAGCCTTAGCCCTTCAAAAGGGCGGCACAGAGCAGCGGCGATGTCTACCGCCTCACTTGCTGGACCGCTCATACACCCGTCCGACAAACCAGAAGGAGATGATCATGTTGAAGACAGCAAGATCGTCTGCGCCCCACATCGTGACCAAGACCTCCTTCCAGTTGCCGTTCTGTTCTATGGCAATCAGGAAAGCAGCAATCTTCACAGAGGCGTACAGAGCCAGGAAGGCGTAAGTGACCATCGGGCGCACCAGCGCTGAGATTGCGGAGACAAACCACCCGGCATTCTTAGCGGTCTCGGATTGCTCCTTGAACGCCTGAGCCATCGTGTCCATCTCGGCCATCGTCATCTGCGCTTCGACCTGCCGCATGGCGATCTCACCCCGGATCTTGGCAAACTCCATCTCGGCTTCGACCATGCGAAGCTCATGCGCCCGTTCATTCTTCTTGTCAAAGAGCTTAAACACCTCTGGCGCGAGGCGCAGGATACCGCCAAACAGACCACCGATCAGCGACTCAAACATCACTTGGCTCCTTTGATACGTTCGCGCTCTTCAAGCAGCCTGACCTTGACCTGAAGCTCATTGATGTGGTTCATCAACTGCTCTTTGAGGATGGCGCGTTTCTCGGCAGATA